CGCGGCGTTAAAGTACGTCTTTCTCATTGTTACGAGGAAGGCGTGCCGCAACAGGGTGGAATCTACATACCCGGCATGTGGTCGTTTCATTACTCGACCGATCCTGAGTACAGATTCTACGATCCAGCTTCGTTTGGTGTAGCGCCCGTGAGTCTTGACAGTCAATCGAGATTCATGTCGAAGGGTGATTTTACGCAAGAACATCTTGCAACCCTCCGAAGAATGGCGTTACTCGACATGGTCCCGAACATGGAAAATGGGTTTTCCCTGCCTGTGTTCATCGGGGAACTTAAGGATCTACCAAGGATGATAGGAGGTTTACTTGCAGGATTGCAAGGCCTTCTAAAATTTCTTGGAAATCTCCTTACACGTCCCCTAAAGACTTTGTCTAAGTCGCATCTGTCAGCCATTTATGGCTGGCTACCCTTCCAGCAGGACGTGCATACGATTGTTAGCAGGCTCGTCAACCTCCGCAAGGATGTTGACAACTTTTTAGAGCATGCTGGTACTCGTAATACGTTCCATTGGGGGCATCCTCTTGACAAACTGTACTATAAACCGGAGGAGTTCTTCTACTCTACTAACCGGTTGGTAAATTTGCCAACCGGTACTGGCCAAACTTACGAACATCTAGGTTACTTCCTACAAGGATGTAGCTTCGATGTCGTAGAGGATAACCATGTAGAAGACTTCGAATATCATGCAACGATGGAGTTTGTCTACAATGTTCCTGAAATAGGGACATTGGCGTTCGCATTAGCGGCGCTCGACAGATTCGGTTTGAATCTATCAGTTTCCGATATCTGGGAACTGGTACCATTCTCGTTCGTTGTAGACTGGTTCTTTAATGTACAGAGTGTGCTGGCTAGGTTCAATGACACGAACCTCCCTGTCCAAATCGTTATAAACGACTTCTGTGACTCGATTAAATTCAAGTATACAGAGGCCAACCATTTGTCAGTGAATGGCTCACTTGCCGATTCCCGCCACAAGGCGGACGGCGTAAGTCATTTCTGTCAGGGTGGCTGGACAGTATCCCCTCTTTCAGCGGACCTCGACTATATCGAGGACGCTTATTATAGGTGGAGGACCATTCCGGTTATCTCTACCGAAGACTTTCCCAACTTGACGACCCCAAAGGGTTTTCAGTTGGTGAATGGTCTTGCTCTTATTCTAGCCAGGATCTAGGCATTGTGCCTAGCCCTAGGTAGGAGCTAACCGATACTACATTGTGTAGTGTCACAATAGGCGTAACACGCCTAAACCAGGAGAACCATCATGTATGCAGATCCCTTCGTGTGCCCAAACGACAACGTGTCGCCGGGCGTAGAGTCGCGCACCTATGACCTGATTTCGTTTCCGACAGGGTCCCAGTCCATCCGCAAAAATGCGGCTACGGACGACGGACTTTCGCCGGAATGGATGAAGGTCTCCCACCAAGTTGTGGGAAAAGGTGATGCGATCCGCGATCGACATATGGTACGCTTCGAAGCGTCCAGTGTCGATGGTACTGCGATAGGCACACACCAGTCGGTGGTTGCCTACGCGGTTTTCGATATTCCTCGCGCCTATAAGGGTGCGAGTATCGAATACCAGCTCTGCCGACAGCTGTGCGGCTTCCTTCGTGGTATTAAGGACGGAGAGATCTCTGTCCTGACTACGAATTTTGCCAAACTGCTTAACGGCGAGATCTAACGACTCGTCGTCGCAGAGAGCACCCTGAAGGGAAGAATGCACCTATGTGATGGTTTGGAGGATTGCTATATGCGATCTGAAAAGCCAGAGGTTGATCCGTTTTATACGGATCTCCTCATCCGACTCATTAGGGACACCGCAGATATCCTTGGTTTGCGAGTTTCCTCATTCGAACGTGACATAAAGTCATTAGTAGAACGAGTCGAATCCGAAGGGATGCAATACCTTACGGTAAAGCTTCCCCGGCTCGCTCGTGAGCTTGACCGCTCATTAGCAACCGGTACACCCTATCTCGTACCCGAAGGCTTCAAAGCCAGGAGGTACGGGACTACAAAGCTCCCAGAATTTTTGAGAACATTGTGGTTGTGTGTATATACGGAAACGGGAGAGATCAAGGATAGTGACAGGCATGGCTGCGATTGCAGGCTTTATCGGAGCGTTACGTTGCGTCGTCCTGACGCATATATGACTAACTCCGACGTGCAGATCACTGCGGTACGAGCCATACGCCAGATTTGCTACCTGGTGTATAAGTTACGACTACCTCATACGAGGGAGCAAAGACAGGAAAAGATTCAGGAGTTCATCTCCATAGATCAAAGCCTGCCTAGGGTCGAAGACGAACTAACTCTTCAGCCCTCGACGAAACGTGCGCTTAACAATGCACGTACTCTGGTTGCTTGGTCGCTTAAGGGATTAAACCCTTACGACATAGTTCCAAAGCACGGTCCTGGCGCAGTTGCAACAGGTGAAAAGGGACCCAAGAAGTTTCACTTCAAAAGGTTCTATGAGATGTTGGACAATGCTTTCGGTTATCCGGAGCATATGTTCTTCAACTACAATCACCTGTGCTACGGGTTGGGAAGAATGGAAAACATGGAGTACCGCGAACATTCGTTCGCGCGTGCTACAATGGTTCCAAAGGATTCCCGTGGTCCTCGTATGATCTCAATGGAGCCACTTGAAATACAGTGGATCCAACAAGGTCTTGCCCATAATATAACTCGAGAAATCGAGCGAAAGGGCAATATTACGTCCGGTTTCGTGAATTTTACGAATCAAGACGTAAATCGAAGACTAGCTCGTGTTGCATCCCTAGAATCGGACGGTATCAACGACGACGATGTCGTAACCCTCGATATGAAAGATGCATCAGATCGTGTGTCCCTATGGCTTATCAAACAGCTGTTCTCCGACGAGATCTACCAGAAGTTGGTGGCCTGTCGGAGCGCATATGTTGACGTCCATAGGGGTCACTGCATTGAGCTCAGGAAGTTTGCTTCTATGGGATCAGCTTGCTGTTTTCCCGTTGAAGCACTCGTCTTTTGGGCCCTTGCAGTTGGCTCGGTTGTGCACGACGTCTCAGGTAGAAATATACGAAAACTGCCTGAGGTGTACGTGTTCGGAGACGACCTTATCGCCCGTAGGGGCGACTATGTTGTCTTCCGGCCAATATTCGAAGATCTCTTCTTGAGATTCAACGAAGAAAAGTGCTGCGTCGGAGCTCACTTCCGTGAGTCATGTGGGATTGACGCGCTCAAAGGAGCTGACGTTACTCCCGTCCGACTAAAAGCACGTTGGTGCGGAGACAAGAAGTTGTCTCCAACAGCCCTCCTATCGTATATCGCGTATGCTAACGCATTACGACGAGGCGATAGGGATTTCTCTTCGACAGCAAACGCTATTGAAGACGGAATCCGCGAGCATTTCGGGCCGCTGCCAGTAGTGGATGCAGCCGTGGATTTTCCAACGGCTTTTATCCGAAATAACTGCAGCCGTACTGAGACCTTGGAGTCACTCAAACCCTTCAAAAATCGGTGGAATACCGATTATGATAGATATGAGTGGAAGCTCCCTGTTCTAGTACCGTGTACGTTTCAGTACACACAGAGCTCGGGATGGGAGAATCTCTATTCTTTACTAGCCGAACGTTGCGATACGTTTGGTTTTGTTGAGTCTAGAGTCTCCGGCGAGTACACTATTCCGCGTATCGTTAAAACGCGGTGGACTTGGATAGCTGATCATCAGCTATTCGGTTAAGATATCGG